GATTTATATAAATCTTCTATCAACATAAATTGTTCCTGGTCCGTGGGCTTTTGTTCACTCTTCTTTAATAAGTCTGCTTGGAATAATTCTCTTGATGTCTCTAAACTTGTAAGTCTTCCAGTTATCTCTGTGTATGCGATCACACCAGCTACGACGCCGGCTATAATCATTGCCATATTGCGAATAGGCATATTTATTGATGTATTTTCTGACAGCTTCATAATATTTTACCTTTATTTTTTCCTTCTTTTACCATATACTTTTGTGTCCCATTCGCACCAATCTCTACTTCTTTACGAAAAGATTTAAACATGTTCATTAGTTTTGCGTCTTCAAATTTTTTTCGAACATAATCCAACACTTTTTGTTTGTTGAATCTATCTCTTTTCATGTTCTGTAAATAACCAATTTATATATCGGTTCCATAGTTTTTTGATTAGCTTCATAACTAATCCCTCCATATGTTACGGGTGACAAAGTCTCCCCGGTCACCCTATCTTATTAGCGCTATAAGAATTAATTTAATTTTTTTCGAGTGATAAAATTCCAAACAGTCCGTAAGACCCATAAAATTTTATTGTATACTTTTTTAATCATTTTTCTTTTCCTCAATTTCATAGAAGAAGTTATCGGTATCTTCTGTTTTCCATTTACCCGTATCTTCGACATTCCACTCGTTAGTTTGCACCTTCCAGTCCGGAATATTATCTTTCACTGTGAAAGAAGGTAGATCCCATATACATCTGTTGTTTGGTTGTGCTGCATAGTTTCCATCTTCGAGGGCTATGATGTGCGCACACTTGTGTTCGTGCGGAATTTCCGAATGATCGGTATCTAACATATTACCATCTGGATGGGCCCAGTCAATGGTAAATAAATAATTTCCGTGATGCCATTTTTTGTCTTTACCAATGTATTTACCTGAGGCGGAGCTTAGAATGTTCCAAGAAGTAACAGTAGGATAATAACTAAAAGAATTCCATAACTCCAATTCGTCAAGTCTTCTGGATGGAACAGCTTCCGGTTTATAACCACGTTGAATAAAAGCCGAAATTGGTAGTCTATAAAAGATTGCACCGTTTTCCATAATGCAGTGAAATAAGATTGCACGTCCTCCCATAGATGTAATGCCAAAGACAATACAGTCTTCAACTTCTCCGTGATGTTTTTTAAGATCATATAAATACTCCCTTCGTATTTGTGCGTATGTTGCTGGTATGTTTGCGTTTAAGTATGACATTATTTAATTTTTCCCCAATTATCTCCTTCTTCGTAATCAACTTTGTTTGGTACTTTTAACTCTACTGCAGATTCCATAATTTCAATAATTTGTTCAACTTTTTTTGGAGATTCTACAGATATATCAACTTCATCATGAATTTGTATATGTGGTATTATACCATTTTTATACAAAGCTACCATTGATTTTTTTGTCATATCAGCAGCACTACCTTGTATTAATTTGTTTAATGCTTTGTAAGTAAATGCACGTTTTAAAGGTTCATCATATTCTTTTCTAGCCATTTCTAAAGGTAATGGTCTAAATACTCCAAATTGTACAGGTTGCCATAAATCAAAATGACATGCACGACCACCTAAAGTTCTTATCTTACCTCTGTCTTCTGCTTTACGAGTTACATTGTCCATAAGTTTTTTAACGAAAGGAGCTTTAGCATGATACTGTCTTATAAGTTTCTCCGCTGATTCTTTCATTAAACCTAACTCTGACATTAATTTGTTTTTACCCATACCATACATCAAACCTAAATTAATTGTTTTGGCTTGCTTACGTTCTATCCCTGCCATATCTGCAACAACCTGGTGAAAATCTGCATCTCCTGCGTTGTATGCATCTACAATTTCATCAACACCTTCTAAATTTTGTAACTTAGCATAGTGTACTAAAATTCTAGGTTCTTGTTGGGAGTAATCAAAGCATCCCCATTTATGTTTTTCTTCTGGAATAAATATAGATCTAATCATAGGACCAATCTCAGGATGTCTTGCCGGAATTTGTTGTAAGTTAGGATTACTCATAGAGAATCTACCTGTAACAGTTCCACCTTGGTCTGATCTTATTTGATTTATATCTGCATGTATTCTTCCTTTGTGTGCATGCTTAGTTATAGAATCTATAAAAGTTGTGTGTGCTTTATTTATTTCTCTAGCATCTGCAATACAAGTTGCTAGTTCATGTGGATGGTTTTGTAAAAAGTTTTTAGTAAAACTTGGTTCATTACTTTTTGCAGTTCTATCATATGGTAATTTTAATTTATCAAATGCTTTTGCAATAGATCTAGCTGCATGTATTTCTACTTCTAGTCCAGTTAAACTTTTAATCTTACTAATGATCTTAGCTTCTCTAGCCATAAGATCTTTTTTAATAAAAGCTGCTTTCTCTAGATCAACTCTTACACCTTTAAATCTCATATCAACTAAACATGGAAATAAATCTGTTTCTAAATTAAACACATCCATTAATTCTTGATTATGTAATTCTATATTTAATCTTTGCCATAGTTTTAATGTAGCTTCCGCATCACGCTCCGCGTACTGTCCAACAAAAAGAGCTGGCAGTCTCCACATATCCGCTTTAGGATCTAAACCATATTCTTTAGCAGCTTCTTGTAAAATCTTTTCATCTTTACCTATACCTACATAGAACCTAGCTAACGTATTTAAAGCGTAGCTCATTCTATTTTCATCTATAAGTGACGCGGCAATCATTGTGTCAACAATGTGGCCTTTTATAGACAGTCCTGCTGACCTTAACCAACAGACATCATACATCGCATTATGAAATATGAACGTAGTATCTTCTTGATTTAATATTTCTTGTAACCAACCCAAAACAAGCTTTTTGTCCATGTTGCCACCTTGCTCGTGTTGTATCGGATAATAGCCAGACCAGCCTTCTACGGCCACCGCAACGCCTGCAATGTGCCCTCTTCCTGTAACGTTCCCCGATCCGTATTGCTTTAATTGCGGATCATAGGTTTCTAAATCTATAGCTATCTCTTTACATCCTTTTAAATCTTTTAATTCTTCTGGCATCACCCACTCCGTATCGGGAGTAAACAAAGGCATTTGAGTATTTCTCATTTGTAATCCCTTTCGATTATCATATCTATATAGTGTTTAGCTTTTAGAAGGTCCTCTTTCCCACCTTTTTTATTCGCTCTCACTATGTATTTTATAGCGTTGCCTTCAGCGAAAAGCAACTTGTTTTTGTTTATAAACTCTGCTGGTTGAATGACATAATCTTTGTAATGAGATCCACCTATTTGTATTTTTAATGACTTCATAATATATAAGCTCGATCAAATTTTTTAGGATCTACAATATGCAATTCACGCTTCGCTCTCGTTGCACCAGTGTAAAACAATCTATGTAATTCATCTGGGTCATGGCTAAACGTCTCTATAGCTGCACCTGTAATGTCCTGTAACAATAAAACTTTATCTGCTTCTCCTCCTTTTGCTCCATGTATAGTTGACATTTTAATACGAGGATTTTTGTTTATCATCTCACCATTCGCCCTCATGTTACGAATGTAGTTCTCTGTGATATTATCTAATCCTTCAAATGAATCGTACCAGACCTTTTCTGTTTTTAATCCATGTTGATCTTGACATTCTTTTAGTTTATACTTCGCATCCGAATGTAAAGTTTTAGCTTTCTTAAACCCCTCTACAACATTAGATCCTAAGTATTCATATATATTTCTTACCTCTAAGTAAGTTAATGAATCTCCTTTACGCCAATGCTCCCAGTTATTAAGTGCTAATAATAGTTTTAAGGATACAGAATTAATTCCTTTATATTGATAGTACCAACCTTGTAACTCACAGAGTTCTTTAACATCATCTAAAAAATAATTAGCTGAAGATAAAACTAACCAATTACCCTCACTCATATCTACTTGTGTAATGTCAGAATATCTTTTTAAAATACCTTGTTCTAATCTAGGTTTATATTGTTTATCAAATCTATTTTGTACCTTACCTATTATTTTTTGTGATAGCTCATGTATAGGTCCACCTGGTATTCGGTATGATTGATCTAAAGTTTTAATATTATCTACTTCTTCTTTTAAAGCTATGAAGTGATCTACTTCAGCTCCAGCCCATTTAAAGATAGCTTGGTCATCATCTCCAGCTATGTAAGTTTTTTCTGCATTATCCCAAAGTGTCCTAACCATTTCCCATTGTATTAAAGATAAGTCTTGTGCCTCATCTATAAACAATACTTTAAAGTTAGGATTCTTTTTTAAAGCTATGTAGTCTTCTAATAAATCTGTAAAATCTTTTAAACCTTTATCTTTTTTAAACTTTTTTAATTGTTCTGATAATAAGAATAAGGTGCTTCTTTCTATATCTAAAATGTTTTTTCTTGAATCATAATATTCTAGTAAGTCTTTACGTTTAACTCTCGCAGTATTAATTATAGTTAAGTATTCATTGTCTGAATTAAATGTGCCATCCTCATCAGAAAATT